ATGAAACGGGCTGATGGCGCGCGTACCGAGGACCGCTGGCACCGGCCAGCCCGCAAGGGCGAGCAGGTGAAGTTCCCCGCCGACGCCGCTCCCGGTGATCCGGTGTGGTGCATGGATGCCAAGCACGGCACACCGGGAGCTCAGGTGTGCACCGGACGCCACGGACAGGGTCAGCGCTGGCAGGCCCGCTGGGTGGCAGACGGCAAGGAGCGCTCGAAGAGTTTCCGTCGCAAGGTCGATTCAGATACGCACGTCGCCCAGGTGAGTTCGGACATCACGACCGGTACATACGTTGACACAAAGCGGTCTGCGACCGCGTTCGGAGCGGTCGCGGAGGAATGGTTCACCGCGAAGCGGGCCAAGCTCAAGCTGTCGACCGCCGCGGGCTACCGCTCGTTGCTGGACAACACCGTGCTCCCCCGCTGGCGCGACGCGAGGCTTTCGGACATCACCCACGCCGACATACAGCAGTGGGTGACGTGGATGACGACGAGCAAGGACGCGCGACAACCGAGGTCTAACGACAAGGAAAAGAACGATGCGCGCAAGCCGCTGTCGGCCCGCCGTGCCGAGCAGGCCTACCGCATCCTTGATCAAGTCCTCCGGTACGCGATCCGTACCAAGCGCCTGGCAGTCAATCCCGCCGACGATGTGGAGTTGCCGCGCGTCGTCCACAAGCCAGAAACCGCCCTAAGCCACGAGCAGGTCGCGGAGTTGGTCGCGGCGGCTGGAGAGGTCGCGCCGATCATGCTGGCGCTGGCCTACTCAGCGTTTCGCTTCGGGGAGCTGGCCGCCCTCCGGGTTCGGGACGTAGACCTCAAACGGCGGCGCTTCCACGTTTCGAGTGGCGTCACCCAAGTAACCGGCATCGGCTTGGTGGAGGACACCACAAAGACGAGTCAACAGAGATCGGTCCCGGTCATGACGGACGAATTGCACGACGTTCTCGTAACCGTCATGGCGGGGCGCCGACCGGATGAATATCTGTTTCCGATGCCCGATGGCAGGCCAATGCCCAACTGGTACTTCAAGTGGCGATTCGAAAAGGCTTGCAAAGCAGCAGATTTGACCGGGATAAGCATCAAGACGCTCAGGCACACTGCGGGCAGTCTGGCACTCCAAGCGGGCGCATCGGTGGTCACTGTTCAGAGGCTTCTAGGCCACAAGAGCGCCACCACGACCCTGCGGGTGTACTCGCACATGCTGCCGGATGATTTCGACACCCTGACGGCGGCAATGAATAAGGCCGTGACTGAGCGCGCCAAAACACCTGCGGCAGAGGACGACGGCTTTCATCCCGGCGACGAGGTTCGGGAGTATCGCGACCATTGGCACGGGGTTGTTCTTGAACCCGACGACGGCAACGGTGTGACCGTGGTTGCCGTGGGCGAAGAGGTCAAACACATCGCTACGGCTTACCTCAGAAGCGCTCATACGTTTGCTCTGTAACTGTTTCGGCAGGGACAGGTGTACCTAGTCCAACAGTTACACAACGGGTCCCGGTTGAATTGGTAGGCCCATCAGGCGCGTCACTTTGTTAGCTGACACCCTTGCCTTCCCCCTCAGAAGGTGGTAGATCTGGCCTCGGCCAGAACCGCCAACCAAAGGAACCGGGGACCCAATGACCATCACCGCACCACCGCCAGACGCCACCGAGTTGTACGAGTGGCGGGACCGCGACGGACAGCCCGTCCGCGACTTCACCGGGTTCGTCCGGGAGATTGACGGCGGCATCTCCGTTGAGGTCGCGGGGACGCAAACAGTGGACGGCACCACCCGCGCCATCTACATCTCCGCTGAGGGTCAGGCGATCCGGCTCACGAGCGTTGAACAGCTAGACCTGTTGGTCGCTGCGCTGTCGGGCGCGTTTGCGTCGTTCGGCGGGCGGACGGAGGTGGCGGCATGAGCAAAGCGGGAGATCGCGTCAGGCTTCATGAGTGCCCGGTATGCCACACCCCCGACGTGCGGGCCATGATCACGAGGATTGAAGACCCGCCTACGCCCGGTCAGGGCGAGTACATCGTGGAGACCGAGAAGCACGACGCCATCCCTGGCGTATGGCACAAGGTTGGCGGAATCAGATGCACCGAGGCGGAGTTGAACCCCGCCACCGACGACGGCGGCGAGTGGTGAGCGACTGGCACAGGCGAAGCCGAAGCTACGTCGCAGCACAAGCGCGCCGCCGACGAGCCAAGCTCAAGGACATTCCCGTTACCCGTTCCGGTGCATGGACGCCCGCCGAGGATCAGACGGTGACGCGCGATGACATCACCCTTGTGGAGATGGCTTATCTCACCGGGCGGTCGTACGACGCGGTATCGAGTCGCCGAACCAGGTTGCGCCGAGCATGAGCAAGTTTCAGACGGCGGGCGGCGACTGGAAGCGCGTCCTGGTCGGCCTTAACGGCGGATGCATTGAGGTCGATTTCCACAGAACCGGCGAAGATGAGCAGTGGACGCCGTACGACCATCGAATGCAACAGGTGCACGACGACACACTGGCGGCGTTGCGGGACGCCCATGAGTCCGGAGTGCCCTACGTCATGTTCCGGCACGGCTGGTCAACCTCGGAGGGCTGGAAGACAACGACGTCGCGGTCGGTGGTGCGCGGCCTCATGCGGTCGCCCGCCGCCACGCCGTACATCTTGCGAAGCAAGTGCATTCAGCACTACAGCGTGTTCGTTGCAGCGATTAGACCCCAATGATCTTCTATCACCGGACGCCAGCGGGAGGGGCCATCCTGCGGGATGGTTTCCGAGACGCCACGGGGTCGTACATGTTCTGGGACTTCACGCTGACGGGCGTGTGGCTGTCCGATGTGGTGCTGGACATCAACGAGGGGGCCAAGGGCGATCAGGTGTTGCGCGTCGAGTTCCCGAACGGCGTCGACCTGTCCGACTACGAGGTTGCCGAAGACGGCGAGCCGCCGTACCGCGAGTGGTGCGTTCCCGCCGAACTGATCAACACACACGCCAGCGTGACACTGTTGGACCCCGCCGACCTTCCCAGCCGCTTCGGTCTAGGTCGGTAAGACAGATCAGCCGGGTCGACACCACCGTAGGGGCTATATTCTGCAACTGCATGGGCCGAACATCCGGCCCGCTTCAAAGGGAGAACGCGGTGGGAGCACTGCAACCAGCACATTTTATGGTGCTATTCGTCGTGATCGTTCTGATTCCCGTCGCGTGCGGCTTCATCGCCTCCACGCTTGCCAAAAAGAAGAACCGCAGTGCAGGCGGGTTCTTCGCGCTGGGGTTCTTTTTAGGCGTCATCGGGATTGTCATCGCCGCTGTCGTCTCCCCCGGCCAACCGGCCCCGCCACCGGGTATGCGGGCAATCACGTGCCCGCGGTGCAACGCAGTCCAGAACGTAGACCCTGCCGCGCCGGAATTCACGTGCTGGCAATGCCACACGGCTAGTCCCGTACGCGCCTAGCGGGCCACGATCTCAGCCGCTCATCCGTTTGGAGATGAGCGTGACTTTGATTGGCTGGCCAGCCGGGTCCGGAAAGACCCCTGGTCCGCCGATGATTTGATATTCCACGCCGTCGACGCGAAGCACGCCATTGGGCTTCGCGTCGAGTACGGCGGGATCAGGTGGCGCGGTGGTTTTCCACATCTGGGTGGCCACGTCGATGTCACCTTCGGGGGTCTCGCTGAACGGCAAGGGCCGGTGACGACAGCCGGTTACCTCGGTGGTCGTCTCGGCTTGGGTATACGTGCCGAGCGCGCCGGGAGTACCGGTGTCCTCGTAAGCGACGAACGTCACCGTCTGCCCTCCGAAGATCGCGCGGACGCTCAAACTGTCGCCCATAGCTTTCGGAATGGCCGAATGATGTTCTCCACGTCGGCATCTAGTGCCGAGACATTCCATTTGTATTCAACGTCATCGATGCGTTGATCGGTGATCGCCCCGGCGACGTTTTGTCGGCGGTCGTACAGTCGTGCGGCGGTCATCGCTGTAGCAACGCGGATAGCTTTCGGGACCTCAGTCCAGCCCCAGCGGGCTGTTACACGAACCCAACCGTGATCGGGTCGGTAACAGCCGTAGTACTGGCCCCACGCGGGACGGTTGTGGCGCAACTCAATGCCTGTCCATGGTCGCTCTCTTGGGTTGCGCGGCAACAGAACGTAATCAGTGACCGTCACACCGTCGACCTCAACTACGAGGTCATCGGTGGTCATGAAGTCGTCCACGTCGACTGTCGTTCCGAACCGCGAATGCGAGGCTTGATAGGTTCGCTGTTCAGGATCGGTCACTGCGCGAAATGTTCTCCCACAGGCCTTTTCGACCGCGCCGGCAGCGGCCTCTATACACCACAGGACATTTGGATCAGCGGGATCTAAGTTTGTCCACTGCGCTAGGTCGGCGGGGTCGGGGTAGGTCATTGCGCCGCCTTGCGCCGTCGTACTGGCTTGTCGGCCTCGCCAGCCCGAGCGGCCAATTCCGCTCGGAGCTCGGCGAGTTCGGCCACCAACTCGGCTTGGCGCTTGGCCAATTGAGCGATGGTGCGTGCCATTAGACGTCCTGAGTTGCGAGGACTGTGTAGGCCTTGCGGTTCTGGATGTTTCCGTCAGCGCGTTCCCACGCGACGAACTCAACTTCGCCGTTAGAGGCGCGGGTCCACGGGTTGACCACGATGGTCAGCGGGGCCACGCGGCGGATCACGTAAGCCTCCTTCAGATCACCGAGGACAGCGAAGTTCGTGGAATCGCCTGCGGCAGCGGGAAAGCTGTTGTCCAAGACGACCGGGTAGCCCAGCAGGCTTTTGACCGGTGCGCCGCCGATACCCGACACCGCCTGATCAATCACGAGCGGACGCCCGTCACCGTCAACGATCTTGCGAATAGCGGTCCACGTCGACTTCGAGAACACCCACTTCGCGTTCTGCTCGTATGCCGGATCAAGCGCGGCCTCAAGGTCCAACAGGTCGTTGTACGTGATGGTCGTCGTGGTGGTCAGCGCCTTGTTCTCGGTCAGACCGGCATGGCAGATGCCGAACGGCAGAGTGGTGCCAGCACCAATCGCCCAGTCGCTAGCCTGCTTACGCGCGATGCGAGTTGCGAGCTGCTTAGCGAGATAGTCCTCCACCCCGAACGTGGAGTCTTGGAGCAATTCGACGGGCACCCGCACCGGAAGGTTACCGGCACCGCTAGAGGTGTACTTGAACGCGCCGAGCGCGACAGTGCCGAACGTCAGATCAGCGCCGTTGGAAAACGCGGCAGACTCGGCGGTGATGGTGCCGCTATTGGCGGTGTCATCGTTGCTCGGAAACTCCAGCGAGGCACCCGTTTCAGTGGTGAAGCTATCGACCTCGGCAGCCAGACCGCCAAAGGCCTTCTGCACCTCTACGAGCTTCTGGCGGAACGCCGGGGCCACCATGTAGCCACCCGCCGAATCGCTGGCGGTGCCCTGTGCCCGCAGTTCGGCAATGTCAGCGTTGGGCTGGCCAGTGCGCAGGTAGGAGCGGAATGCTTCATCAAGTCCGTTATCCGGCTTAGTCACACCGAGGTGGACGCCGACCTGATTAGCCGGGGTCACGTAGCCCTGGTGGCGGGAACGGAACTGCTCGGTGTCTTCGCTGCGCTTGAGGTCGGCCTCCAGCGAGGAAACCTCGGTGAACTCGGCCTCGGTCAGCGAGCGAGTCTCAGCAGTGGTGTTGAATTCGGCGAGCTTCGCCAGAATTTCAGTCTTAGTCAATTGGATACCTTTCGGTCGTAGCGAGCGCCGAAACGCGCGCGGAACATTTGTGTGCGCCCGTCAATGGGCTGAGTGGGTTTACTGCGAACGGCGACGTTGGTGCCCTGGTAGGCCGGATAGGTCACTACGGAGACGTCCAGAAGCCGGGAAATGCTGGTGTGCGTACGGAGGTCCCGACCATCGTGGGTCGACCAGTCCTGTTCACCGGCAACAAATCCGAACGAACAGCCCGTAATCAGACCGGAGTCCACGAGTGTGCGAACGTCGTGGCCAACTGTGGTGTCTGGCAGGTCTAGGGAGAACTCCAGCCCGTGACTGTCAGCCGCCAACCGAAGCGTGTTCGGCGTGCGGGCCAAGAGCATGTTGGGGTCGTGGTTGAGCAGTCCACGGACATCGAGTTCGGGAGCGGCGAGCACCGAACGGAATGCCGTTGGTGCCAACTGTTCCCAGTAGTGGCCAATGTCTGTGCGCTGATTGAACACAGCGGCGTACCCGCTGAGTTTCTTGCCGGTGATCGCCGTCTGTAGGTCAGCGAACCGGCGTTCGATGTTGGTCACTGTGGTGCCTCTGTCGGTGTCGGCGGTTGTGGTGGCGTTGTGGTGAGCACGTCGCCGCCGTCGATGGGTGGCATGTTCAGGACCCGCCGCGCCTCGTTGGTGGTCATCACGCCTGCGGCTACTTGGTCGATGAGCAAGCCGATTTCGGCTTCCGGTGCTGGGGAGAGCAGGGCGCGGTAGTCGAACTCGGCGCGAACCGTGGGCGGCAGCAGCAGGGACAGGCGGTCCTCAATCGGAGAGGTCCAGAGCTTGAACGTCCACGACGCCATGGCCTTATGCATCTCGGCAATGCCGGTGCCCCAACTGGATTGCTTCTCAGACAGGCCGACCAGCGAGTCGGGGACCCCGAACCATGTCGCAATCTCCGCCTTTTGGAACGCCCGCGACTGGAGCCACTGGGAGTCCTCGTTGGAGATGATGAACGGGTGGATCTGCAAGTTGCGGTTGATAAATCCGATGCGCCCTGCGTTGGCCGGACCGGTCAGGCCGCGCTCCAGGTCAACGATGAGGTCTCGTGCGTCGTCGGCGGAGATGTCATCGGCGAGGCTGGCAATCGCACTGACCGAGGGACCCTGACCGTGGAAGTTCGCCGCCGACGAGTCCGCCGCCAGCGCCGTCCCGAACGCACCGTTGCGGGCTAGGTGTAGCGGCGATAGGCCACAGATGCCATCGGTGGACAGGCCCTTGACGTGAGTCAGGGAGGCGTCGTTGAAAGTCTCGGTGGTGCCGTTGAGCAGTGAGACGCGGTAGGTCTTGCGGCCCTGGTTGTCCACGTCGATGCCGACTGCGGACGGGTGGATCGGGCTGACGCCCATCAACTGCCCAGCGCCGCCATAGATGTGGGCGAGGTAGGCGTTGCCCCACAGCAGTAGATGGGCGGTGGCGGTCTGGATCAACTCAAACCGCGTCAGTCCGCCAGCCGGGGCGTCGAGCCACGACGCGACCCGCTGCGTGATGCCGTCCTGCTCGCGGATGGCCCGCAGCGGGAGCGTAGAGATACCGCCCGCGATGATCTGGACGCACCGCCAGACGGCGGCGACACCGAGCATGTTGTGCTCGGATACGTGAACGCCCGTCAGGGATCGGTTGCCGCCGAACAGTTCCACCAGGCGGGGATCACTGATCGAGTAGTTGCGCTTCTCGGCTTCTACGGGCGGCGGGTCGGGTGGACGCTGAAAAGCGCGTCTGAGCAGGGACAATGAGTCTCCTAGAGAGTGAATTTGAGCCGGAATTTCGGGCGCGAAGAAGCGTCCGTGCAGGTCACGGCATGTTTCGGTGGTGTGAGAGAGAAAAATCGCGCCCGTGGGTCGGGAGGCCGTCAGCCGCTCCAGACTTTTCGGCAAGCCTCTGACCTGCGGTTATTCCGCGGGCGGGCGTGCCGGCAAAGGCGGTAGGGGCGAATTGCGTTGCGTCGCAGTCGATCACGCCGACCACAGGACGAAGGGCTTGGCCTTCGGCTTGGTCACCGCGACACTCGCTCGGCTGTGCGCCAGGACGGCGGCTACCGCGAGGTCGATCTTGGCCGGTGAGTCCCTGTCCTTCGTGATTACATCCCCGTGCGGCGTGGACTTCACGATGGCATTAGAGACGTGGCGGGCCAGCCGGGGATCACCGCTGTGCGTCAGTGCACCGTCCATCACGGCGGCGTAGAACGATGAGCAGGCGGGACCCATGCGGGCCACTGAGTACGTGGGTATCTCAATGACTTTGTCGCCCCAGCGCGCGCCCCACTCGGCTATCTCTCGTTGCCAATATGGTGGGTCACAGGCCAGCTCTTGTACGTCCCAGTGATCGAACGCCATTGCCACCGTGTCCATCACGTCATCGCGCGGGACCCGCCAGCCTTGCCGTCCGGGATTCTCCCAACAGCCGACGACGAACACATGGCCCTCACGGGTGCAGCCGACCAGTGCGGTGCTGTCACCGGAATACGAGCCGTCGAAGCCCAGCCACACGCGCGTGCCTTGGGGTGGCTCGTCGTAGGTGGTGAGGGCATCCCACGCCCCGTAGGGCAGCCACGCGGAATGGGTTGCCGTCCAGCAGCCGAGGGCGAATCGCCGGAACTCGTGTTCGGGCAGAGTCTTGTAGTCGTACTCCAGCGCCTCGGCAAAGCCGGGTCGATCAATGCACGGGTTGGCTACGCGCCAGTTGGCCCGATCATCGAGCGGCAGCGCGGGATCGGCCTCATAAATGCGACCGGGCAAATCGCCGGCCTTCACTGACTGGTACAGCTCGTGTGCTCGACAGGTCAGGTCGTAGCCGGGTGTGGTGATCCCGAACAACAGTGCGTCAGTGCGGGCGCGGCCTGCCTGCTGCATCCCGTCCCATACTTCGGAGGGCAGTAGGTGGACCTCGTCGGCGAGCACCAGGTGCGGGTTGATTCCCTGTGCGGCTTTGAAGTTGCCGGGTCTGACTTGGATGAACGATCCGGTCTCGGGGCATTCGATCTTGTCTTTGAAGATCCAGAGCGAATCGCGGAGATGCTCGGAACCGTTGATCAGGTCGTGCAATTCCCGCATGAGAACGGAGTTGAGGTTGCGCTCGGAGTCGCTGATCGCGTAGACGTGCCGTTGTTTCTTGAGGCATATCTCTATCAGGCCTAAACATGCTGCGGCCCTTGTCTTGCCGTTCTTGCGGGCGATCTGCGCGTAGTAGACGCGGGGCCGGTCGGGTCCGCTGAGTTCGCGGAGAAGCTCGCGTTGCCAGGCATAGAGCTTCTCGCCTATGGCATTTTCGATCCACGGGACCGGGGAACGCTTCGGTGGTAGTGGCTTGAGATTCGCGGAGACCTTGGGTCCTGCGCTCAACGCCACGTATAGGCGGCCATCATGTTGCTCTCCCGAGAAGTTGAGACCCGGCGAGGTGTACCCCTACGACCTCGCCGGGTGGTCTAGTTGCCGCCCTTGGCGGAATTACATGCAACACATGCGGGCTGGCGATTCTCGATCCGGTGATCGGTGGCGTCGCCGTTGATGTGGTCCCAGGTAGTGGCTGGCGCGCCGTCGCACAAGATGTGGAGAGCGCACCGCCCGCCAGGTGTCCCCCACGCTTTGAAGGCAGGGTGTTCCCAGCGGGCGGCGCGGTACTCGCGCGTGCATTGCGGACAGCGGGTGTTGTGTGAGAGCCGCCCACAACTCAGGCAGGGCCGCTTCATCGCGACGGACCCGACGGGGCGTTCTGCGCCCACGCCGCATTGGCCAGCGCCTTGGCGTTGGCATCCGGCTCTCCGTGCAACTCAGCGTTGACGTTGACGTTGTTCGTCGTGTTACTCGTTGCGCCCGCACCGATCCCGCGTTCCTTGTCTCGCTTGTCGACCTGGTCAGCGGTGAGCGGGCCATCCTTGCTATCGGCGGTGTTGGCCTTATCGCTCTTGGTCATTGCGCCTGCGGTGATGTCAGCGACCGGGCGGATACCGGCGATACCCCCGATGACACGGCCAAGCCACCCACGCGTGGGATCGGCTAGCTGTGACTCGACAGGGAGGAACGTCTCCATCAAACCCTGAACACCGATACCGGCTGCCTGCGCACCGAATCCGATGGCGCGGTTGAGTTCATCGATGCCGATCTGGGCAGCCGCAGATGCGAGTGCACCACCAGCGCCGCCGTCCATGCCGCCAGCCATGAGGCCCGCAGCACCGGCAGCCGATGTGGCGGCACTTCCGATCAGACCGGTCAAGCCGCCCTTGCCGAAGCCGATGCCGCTGGACTGCGGTAGGCCTTGTCCGAGTGGTATGCCGCGCGATGCGGTCGACCGGGTGCCGGTGGTGTTGGCCATCTGCCATGGGGAGCCGGTGTTGTATGCCGGTCCCGCGTTTCCGCCGAGGGTGCCGAGACCAGGTGATGCCGATTGCGGTCCATTCGCTGCGCCGTAGGCCGACGATCCGGCCTGCGGGGTACTTCCACCCCCGAAGAGGTTTTGCAGCAAGCCACCAGACGACGATCCACCGGACGACGATCCGCCACCGGATGAGATGCGCCCGAGGGCGTCGGGCATCTGCTGGCCGAAGGCGTTCTGACGTGGAGCCAGAGCGCCCAAGAGGCCACTGCCCGGACCCGCCGAGCCGAACGCCGACGTGACGCCAGACAGCGCGCCGAGCACCGGGGCCATGGCGAGGTTGGCCAACATTTTGGTCAGGTTCTCGAAGATGCCTGGCAGGCCTTTACTTACCCCAAAGTCGTCATCGATTTTCTGACCAATCTGTTGCTGCATGTCGGTCGCGGCGCGGCTGGAAATGTCCTCAATTCGGACGGGTGTCACCCTTGCGCCGGTTGCACCGCCAGGTCGGTAGAAGTGCGATGTAAACGATGGATCATCGGCACCGGTCCCGCCAATACCGCGCCGAGCGGCGGCATCCGCACTCCCCCAGTTGAACGGAGTGCCACCGGGCAGTGTGGCTTGCATGTGCTGAGAGTTGAAGCCGACTCGGAAGTCACCGGGGCCACCCATGCCTTGCACGAAACCGTGGGCGGTGAGCCACTGTGCAGCGTTGCCAGTCGACATGCCACGCCCAGCGGTAGAGACACCGTCCATCAAGTTGATGAGATCCTCTACGGCACTGGAGCAATCGCCAATGCCCTTGGTGAGGTCGGCGGCTTGGGTCTGGAGGTAGCGCCCCGAGGGAACGCGCGACAGAATCGCCGCGTCACCGCTTGGCAGACTGCTAGACGGTGAACCACCACCGCCGCCGCCCGAGGACGCCGGGACAGTGAACAGACCGCCCGATGACGACCAGCTTGGTCCGGTGGCCCTCGGGGTGAGGACCGACCCACCGAGCGTGCCGGGGACCGGAGTGGTCAGTAGGCCGGGGATGCCTGCGGTGGGTAGCGGAACCGGTGCGGCACCGCGACGTTCACGTTGTGCATTTGCCCCGCCGTAGACCTGCTGGTCACCTGTAGGAATCTGCGGAATGCCCGTCCACTCAGGAATGTTCGGGATACCGGCCCCAAGCGCGTTGGCGGCATCGATCATGGTGTTGATCGGCCCGAGCGCATTCGAGATGGATTGGCCCACACTGTTGACCACCGGGATGATCCGGTTGACCACGCTGACGACGACGCCCTCCACGGTGGAGAACGCGGTACCGATGAGGGTTACCGCCGTCTCTACCTGGTGCGCGGCGAGACCGACAGCAGCGAAGTCCGGACCCAACACCAATGAGGCAGCGGCGATCTCGGGCAGGATCTGCCCGACCTGATCGAAAACCTTGACGATGTCAGGGAGGATCTTCTCTCCGATGGGCGCCAACGTCATAAAGTTCTGCGCCAGGCTAGAGGCGAGGGGAATCAACTGCTGAATGGTGTTGAGGCCTTCGTCAAGCCACTTGGAGATGTTGCCGTTCTTTGAGTTGACGTCGACCCACTCACCGAAGGCCTTCGCGGCGTTGGCGATACCGGTGGCGATCTGCGGGAGCGCGCCGGAACCGGCGGAGGCGAGTTGGGCGATTGCTTGAACGACCGGCTGAACCGCTGGGGTCAAGTTTCGGAACGCCCCGATGATGTTCGTTACGAGCACATCGATGTTCTGCTGGACACCGGGAGCCATGAGAGCCTCACCGACGCCGTGGAGCGCCGTATTCATCGCGCCTGCCACTCCGGTGGTGAGGCGCTGAATCGTCGGCGCGAATTGATCAGCTATCTGATTTAGCTCTTGTCCTATCCCGGCAAAGAACGTGTTCTGCGTATTGCGTTGCAGCCCATCGAATACCGGGACAAGCTGACGCAATGACTGCGCCGCCTCCCTCGCGTTCGGAGCGAGTCCCAGCAGGGACTCGTTGAACTTCTGCGGGTCCCTGATGTTTTTGAGTGCGTCGTCAAATCCCATGGTGGCCAGAGCGAGCGTCCCGAACGCCGCGCCTGCGGCGGCACCGGCCGCGGGTAGGAGCAGGATCGACTTCGCCGCACTGGCAGCCACGGTCGAGACATCGACCAAAGCGGCCACCGCCGCGACAATGCCAACGGTGCCGAAGGCTCCGAGCGGACTTACCTTATCTCCGAGGTTGGCGAGCGCGGTTCCGAGCCGACCAACTTGGTTGACGCTGTCGGTGGTGTCGATCTTGGGGATGAGGCTATCCAGAGAGGACTGACGATCCCCGACACTGCGGCGGGCGCGGTTCAAGTCGAGATGAGCTTTGGTGACCTGTTTGGTGAGGTTGGCCTCGGTGACGCGGAGCTTGGTCAGCTTCTCGACTTGGCGGGCCTCGGCGTCTAGATCGCGGTTGGCCTGCTGGCGCATCCGGGCGAGTTGCGACTCAGCATCCGCGGCGCGCTTGGCCACCGCCGAATACTTGGTCAGCCGCTCATTGAGGGTGGATTGCTTCAGCGCGGCAACATCGGTTGCCTCGGCGAAGGCATTCGCCGCCTTGCGGACTCGTTGCTCTGTGGCTTTCTGAAAGTTGTTGCCGAACGCGGCGCCCGCGTGGTCGCCGATATTGCCGAAGCCAGCCGTCATGTCGCGGTCGACGTCGCGGCGCAGACGTTCGGCGTCTTGCTTCAGCTTGCGGTCCTGCAAAGCGAGGACCACGTCAAGATGGATCGCCAAATGCGCTCCCTTCGGAGTTGAAATGAATTGGGGGGGACGTTGCGAGTCGTCAGCGAACGTCGAAAGTTAAGGCCCCGCCGCAGGCTTCGGTTTCCTCTAACGAGGGGGTCGGCACTGTGACCACCGAAACCTTGACCCATATGTCAGAGGCTCGACGGCGGGGAGTTTTCCAACGCGGATCAGTTGAAGGCATCCCTGGGGAGGCTCGGAACGACCGCAGGGATTTTCGATAAGACACGTTGGAAGTGAGGCCCGCACCCAGAGCCGCCGGAAGGGAAGCAACCGCCACAGCGGCTCTACGGGCGCGGAAGAATTAGAGACTTACGGTGTCGACGTGCACGGCGAAACGCTTGCCGTCAACGTCGTCAATGGTGGCGCGATAGCCGCTGCCCGACCAACTGCCCGCCTTGAGCGGGATGGTGACGGTCTTGCCATCGGGGCCAACCAGAGTGATTGCGAACGGCGTCATCGGTCGCTTCCGCGCGCGTCGAGTTGGTCGTGGATTGAATCGGCAACGCGCCTGGCTTCGTCGGGGCTGAGCCGTACGCGACATGCCGATTTCCCGTTGGGGTACTGAGCAATTGTCACTTCATTGCGATCGTTGCGAAAGCTAACGTGCAGGCGGTGCCGACGATCGGTGTCGGTGGTGATCTTCAAGCGGTCAATTCCAATTCCATATACTTGCGCCAGATTCCAGCTCCCACGTCGGATGGTCGGGAGTTACCGGCTCGATGTCGTCTCGGTCGGCGAACGGCTCAGGGGCTGACAAAACATGTTCCAAGTAGGCGGCGTGCTCGGTGTCCGACAATTGGTTAGTAAAGCTATGTAATGGGGGGGCTAGCTCTTGCTGGCCCACCAGAGAAGGTGAGGCACCAACATCCTGAGACGTGACTACGTCGATACCGAAGCTGTCCTCCGGGCCGCGAGGCCCCGGAACCACCCGCCCGTCGAGCGTGCCGGTGTTTTCGGCACGTTCTGTTGTACTACTTAAGTAGTGTGCACTTCGTGCACTACTAGGTTGTACTACTAATGTGCCTAATTCTTGGGCAGGGGGGTGCCTAATTTCTAGGCAGGGTGGTGCCGGATTTTCCGGCAGGGTCCCATCCGAGGGTGCCTGATTTTTAGGCAGGGTGTCGCCTTGTAGCTTCCGCTTCTCGCCGTCCGTGAATGGCGTGTTAGACATCTGCAGGTGCCATACCTCATTGGAAGGCTTGGCGAGCCGGAGCGCTTCATCGCGCGTCAGCAAGATGCGGGTTGGTTTGTCTGCGGACTCACCGGGTGTCGGGCTGACGTACCGGCAGACCGAGATTCGCCCGTGCCGGTTGGTGCTGACCAGGATTCGATGCCGGTCGGGGTCGTCGGTTGGCACGTTCACCGCTGGACGGCATCCAAAGCATCGTGGATGACATCAATCAGGCGGCGCGCCTCGCTGGCCGATAGTGGGATGCGAGTGACCGTCGCGCCGTCGTACTGCTCAATATTGACGCGGCCCTTGCGACTCACCCGTACGGCCACCTGTCGGCGGTCCGGTGGCCGGTCGTCAATCTTGGTCCACAAAGTTGTTGTTCCCCTAAAGTTTTTGCGCGCGGCGAGTTCCGCCTAATTAGTTAGGTTCTCTATGTTTCGGGGGAGGCTTGCTTCTCCTGGGCCTACCAGGAGCGGTGACCCACCCACCCCCAGACCATCTCGCTACCGACACCTGTAGGCGGCGCGCCAGCGCCCCCAGCCCTTGCCCAGGCTCTAGGCCGTTACCCACGGACTGTTAGCGCAGTACCTTTCGTGCTGCCTGCCCCGACAGCCTGGTAGACACTTCCCAGCAGGACCACCGCTCTGTACAACAGACTCCCGTTTAACCGATGACCTCTTGGAGTCATCGTTAGGTCCCGTAGGTAGGTGGTTACCTGCTTCCACTTGCGGACTGGGACTTTGGTTAAAGTCTTCCGGTTGTACAGCCGGAACCACAGTTCCACCTGAGCTCTCACGGCGGCGGTACTGGTTGCTCCCAAGTCGATTGGGCGGCTTCTCGCGCTTCGGGCGCGGAACCACCGGCTCTTGGTGGGCCGGTATGACGACCTCGTACTCCGACGTTATGGGTTCGCCCCCTGTGTTGTGCCCGCGCCGAACTTCCACCAACCACCCCTTGCTCTTGAGCGACAGGCGCGTCTTGCGGATGGTGCGCTCACTGGTGTTCAGATTCTTGGCGAGAGTCTCCACACTGGGCCGCGAATTAGTGCCGTCGTCATCCGCGTGCGAGTACTGCGTTAGCAGCACTGCGTACTCAGCAAACGTCAGGTTGGCACCACGCAACGTGCGCAGAAGTTCGTAGCCGTTAGCGGGTCGCTTGTACGCCATTCTCAGTCTTTCCTGCCCGGTCGGGCTTTCCTGTGAGTGTCTTGATGGCGGTGAGTACCGCGTCTAACTCGGCCTCGGACAGATGCACTCGGGATGATCCTTGATGCAGAATCACGCCCCGGTCATGCCGTCGTGGGGCGACGAACGTGGGCGTCCCGGTACCTAAGTCGATCTTCATAGTTCGTCGCCTCCGTGATCCGGCGTTCCGTGGAAGTGGAAGGCCGTTCTGCTGAAGACGTGGTGAGCCGGTGACGAACCACCCTGCGGGCGTTCGTAACTGCCGTCTTCGATGATCGTCGCCAAGGCGTCGGTGTTCGTGATCCTCCAGGAGGGCAAGCGCCCGACAGCGTTCCGCGCCCGAATCTTGAAGGATTCCTTGTAGTGGACCGTATTGTCGTCGTCGGGATCGTAGGGCGAGATGCTCTTGGCGTACTCAACCACCTCTTCGGTGAATGCCCTTCCCTTGCGGCGCAACTCGGCCTCGGACTGGGCCTCAATGGCGCGCCTGATTTCTCGGGCGATGTCGGCGGCGCTGTCACTCATACGAGTTGCCCGCCGACCGCCAGGACCCCGGCAAGTAGTTGCTTTCCGAGTTCACCGGCCACGTCAACGGTCAGCGGCAAGAAATACTCATCCCCGCCGATATCGGTGACGGTGAGGAACAGATGTCCCCTATTGGCCGTGACCTCAAATGAGGCCCCCGGCAATTTATGTCTGGTCAT